GATAAAAAGGGATTTATGGAAGTTGTGTCTGGGTTGTGGGGTTATTTTGCAGAAACTAGAGGTATGACAGAAGCAAATTTTAGTCTTGATATACCAGTTAAGGCTATTAAATTCATGACATATGTAGATGATATAGTATTAGATCCATTTATGGGTAGCGGCACTACAGCAGTTGCATCAGTAAATCTAGATAGAAATTACATTGGATTTGAAATTTCAGAAAATTATTGTAAGATAGCAAGGTCTAGAATTTTAAAAGAAAAAATAAAAATAGAAACAGCAGAAAAGGGATTTGATTTTTGGGAATAGAACATCACGGCATTTGGAATGAAAAATATAGACCTACTTCATTGGATACTTATATTGGGAATGAACATTTAAAATCTAAAGTTAGTATTTTTATAGAAACTAATGATCCTCCACACTTATTATTTTATGGTAGAGCAGGTACTGGTAAAACCACGCTTTCAAAGATTATTACAAAGTCTATAGAATGTGAATATTTGTATATAAATGCATCTGATGAGAATAGTGTAGATACAGTTAGAGATAAAGTTAAAGGTTTTGCATCTACATTAGGATTTCAATCGTTAAAAGTTATTATTTTAGATGAGTGTGATTACATCACACCTAACGCTCAAGCTGCATTAAGAAACCTAATGGAAACATTTAGTAGACATTGTAGGTTTATTCTAACTTGTAATTATGTAGAAAGAATTATTGACCCAATACAATCTAGGTGTCAATCATTTCAGATAGTACCACCATCCAAAAAAGAAGTGGCAGTACATTTATCTGAAATATTAACTAATGAGAATGTAAAATTTGAAGTGGATGATATAGCTACAATTATTAATGGAGCATATCCAGATATAAGAAAGGTTATAAATACATCACAAAGACAGGTTGTAGATGGTATTTTACGGATGGATGCGAGAGAGATTATTTTAAATGATTATAAGTTACAAATATTAGAAGTTTTAAAATCTAGTAAATCTAAAAAAGAAACATTTACTGAAATAAGACAAATACTGGCAGACGCAAAAGTTTCAGATTTTGCAGACTTTTTTAGATTACTATATGATGAAGTAGATAGTTATGGTAGTGGACATATTGCGGAAGTTATATTATTAATAGCTAAATATGAACAATCAGATAGTCAAGTAGTTGATAAAGAAATAAATGCGATGGCAATGTTAATTGAAATATTACAGGAGGTACGATGAAAGAAGAAAAGTATTGGGGAGAAATTCCAAATAAAGATCGAGTAAAACCAAGTAAAAAACGTGGTGGTGAAGGGGATTATAAACATATAGCAGTAATTGAAAATAAAATTTATTTTTATGCAGGAGTAAATCGCGATAGTGCAGTAGAACTTAATAAGAAAGTAGGAGAGTTACAATCTAAAAGTTTTAGTTTAGCTAATAACTTAGATATTGAACCGCCATATGTACATTTATTTATAAATTCTGGAGGAGGATCAATTACATCTGGTATTTCATCAATGGATACTATATTGAGATGTAAAATTCCAGTTCATACTTATATAGATGGATTCTGTGCAAGTGCAGCCACATTTATTTCGGTAGTTGGAAGTAAACGATTTATGAGTAGAAATTCTTATATGTTGATTCATCAGTTATCTACAAATTTTTGGGGTAAATATTCAGAGTTTGAGGATGAGAAACAGAATCTTGATTTAATGATGAAAACAATTAAAAATGTATATAAAGAATATACAAAAGTTCCAATGAAAAAACTTGACGAGATATTGAAACATGATTTATTGTGGGATGCTGAAACTTGTTTAAAGTATGGATTAATTGATGAAATAATTTAATGAATTTTAATGATAAATTATATTGTTCTATTGCAATGGGTGGATGGGCTGAAATAGGACATACTGGAGAACCAGAAAGTAGTCCAAATGTAAATGGTGATGTTTATCCTTGTTGTCCTGGTTGGTTGAAAGATGATACCAATCCAGCTGGATATGATTTTGGGAATATTTATAAAGATAAATGGGAAGATGTTTGGAATGGTGAAAAGGCTCAAGAGTTTAGAAAATCTATTTTAGATGGTTCATTTAAATACTGTAATGAAAATTTATGTCCACATTTACAAAATGTACATAGTAAACCGAATGTAGGCTCTATTGAATCAGCTCCATCAGTTAGAAAAATGAAAGATATAGAGTTGTTATATAAAGAAAAAGGTGAATATCATCGTAATATAATAGAAAAACAATTAACAGAATTATCCTTGGCTCCAGATGTTGTGAAAATGGATTATGATAGAAGTTGTAATTTATCTTGTCCATCTTGTAGAGAAGATTTAATAACACCGAGAGGAAAAGAATTTGAGTTAATTGAAAAAATACAAAACTCAGTAATTAAAGTTATACAAGAGGGAACGAGAAAGTTATATATTACTGGAACAGGGGATCCATTTGGAAGTGCAACATTAAGAAAATTTTTATTGAACTTTAAGAAAAAGAATTTTCCGAGTGTAAAAAATATTAGACTTCACACTAACGGAGTAAAGTGGACAAAAGAATTGTGGGATAAAATGTCAGATGTTCATGACTTAGTTTCAGATGCAGAAATATCTATTGATGCGGCAACTAAAGAAACTTATGAAAAAGTTAGGAGAGGTGGAGATTGGGATCAATTAATGGAGAATTTAAAATTTATTCCAAAAGAAGTTACTTGGTTTGGGATGAGTATGGTAGTTCAAGATACAAATTATAAAGAAATACCAAAGTTGATAAAACTTAGAGATAAATTAGTAAAAGAAAGTGGAAATAAAAGTATTTATGTTTATTTTTCTAAGATTACAAATTGGGGAACTTTTACAGATAAAGAATATGAAAAGAAGGCGGTTTGGAAGGAGAGTCATTCAAATTATAGTGATTTGGTGAGAATATTAAATGAGAATGTTAAAAAGTCATATTGGCAAGATAGATTTATGGGAACTAATATGACAGATTTATTAAAGGATTAATATGAATGTATTAGTTATAGGAGATAGTTGTAAGGATGTTTTTATTTATGGTGATATAGAAAGAATTAGTCCTGAAGCACCAGTACCAGTTTTTAAACCAACACATGAAGAATCAAATGGCGGTATGGCAAGAAATGTTGCAGATAATGTCGAATCATTAGATATGCACATTCATACCGTAACAAATAAAAATAGTATTATTAAAAAAAGATATGTAGAAAATCGTTCAGGTCAAATGGTATTAAGAGTTGATGAACATGATTATTGTGAAAGAATTGAAGAAACTTTATTAAAAGGTATTACAAAGAATAAATTTGAAAGACCTCCATTTGGATTTGGTTCAACGACTGAAAATTATTATGATGCTATTATTATTTCAGATTATTGTAAAGGGTTTTTAGAAGTATCAGATATTCAACATATTTGTGAAAACAATAAGAATGTATTTATTGATACCAAAAAGAAACTTGGTAAGTGGATTAAAGACTCAGATTTTATTAAGATAAATGAGTTAGAATACCAGAAAAACCATGAGATGTTATCAGAAAAAGGATTTGAAGATAAACTTATAGTTACGTTGGGAAGTAGGGGATGTAGATATAAGGGAAAAGAATTCCCAGTAAAAGAAGTTCCTGTAAAGGATGTTAGTGGAGCGGGGGATACATTTTTGGCAGGATTAGTTAGAGGGTATTTAGATTCAAATAATATATATGAAGCAATTATATTTGCTCAAAAGTGTACTACATTAGTGGTACAGAAACATGGTGTTGCAACAGTTACATTAAAGGAGTTAGAAAAATGAGTACTAAACCAATGAAACCACTTCCTAAAGCAAAACAGTCAGTAGATTTATCAAAAGCTGATACTATAAAATGTGATGATTGTGGAAATTATCTTTTTATCACTTCATTTGTGATTAAAAGAGTTTCTGCAATTTTATCACCAAATGGTCAAGAAGGATTAGTGCCAATTCAGGTTTATAGTTGTGGAAATTGTGGACAAGTACCAAAATCATTGTTAGAAGGTAGTGGGTTGGATCCAAATTAGTGTATATAGATGAAACTAAAAAAATTATTTTTATTCATATTCCAAGAACCGGTGGGACAAGTATTAAATCTTGTTTAAATCTCCATGATAAGATAGTTAACTCCCCACCATCACCTTTAGATTACCATAGGCATATTAGGAAGTTGGATACTATCTATAAAGAGTATTTTAAATTTACTTTTGTAAGAAATCCCTGGGATAGATTTGTGTCATTATATTTTTATAATAAATCAAAAACATACCAGGAAATGTTTCCAGATAGATTGACCACTTTAGTTGCAAAAAAATATGAATTTAAAAGTTGGTTAGATAATTTCCCATATAGAACACTTCAACAGGTTGATTTTGGTACATCGGAACTGGATTTTGTAGGTAAATATGAAACTATCCAATCTGATTTTAATAGTATTTTTAATGGGAATTTAAATGTGGAAAATTCAATTGATAGAAAACATTATAGTTATTATTATGATGATGTGAGTATTGATAAGGTATATGCTTTAGCAAATAATGATATAAAAGAGTTTAAATATAAATATGAAATGTAATTTAAATGTATAATTTATGTTATAATTTTTCACAATATATTCCAGTGGATGTGAAATTAAATATATTAAATGTCAGTACACTAAATGTGGAAAATTTACAATATGCCATTGATGAGTTTCAGACAGAATTGAACTGGAAAGAAATGTGGGATGTTGATGATGCAATTCATAGAATAAATGACAAATGGGATTTTAACGTAATAGAGAATAATGATAAAATATTTGGATGGGTTTGGTATAATCCTGTAATTAAGGAACTTTGTAATTTATATGTTCATGAGGATCATAGGGGAAATGGAATTGGGTCTGGGTTGGTTTATAGTATGATGAATTTAACATTTAGAAAAAACATAAAAGAAATTTACTGTAAAGTTGATGATTGGAATGTTGCAGGATATTCATTGTTTACACGATGTGGGTGGGTGGCCAGATGAATCTAATTGTTCCATATTATACTCAAACTAATTTAAATGAATGTGGATTTATTTCGGCAAAAATGATATTGGAATATTTTGATATAGTTGTGGGGGTCAATGAGATGAGACATCGATTGGGAGTAATCGAGGATAGACCATTATTATCAACAGAAATATTATTATTATTACATATGTATGGACTTTCCTCAACTTTATATTCTAAAACCAATGTGTTGAATTTTGATATATCACCCCGATATAAGAGTATATTGGATAAAAATTTAATTGATATTGAAAAATTAAATTTAAATTTGATTGTTAAGAAAGTAACTATTAGTTCTATTAAAAGTTGGATTAATTCTGGTATCCCAATAATTTGTCTATTAAATTTCCCAAACCGGGGATTACATTATGTACCGGTTGTAGGATTTGATAACAATAATATATATATTCATGATTTTGATACACCAAACATTAAAATATCAACTGATAAATTTAAAATTTTATTTGAAAACTCCAAGACAGATTGTGATTCTATAGTTGCAAATATTTAATGTAAAACTTGATAAATACATATTTATAGATGTAATAGAGTTTAGACTATATTAGATTTAGGACACGACAATTTCATTCAACGTAAATATTGGAGTTGCAAATTAATATGAACAATAGATTAAAATATAATAAAAAAACATATACTTCCAAATTAAATGATGAAATAATAAACATTTCGGAACTATTTACTGGACATTCTTATTGGCAAAATAAGAAACATGAGGGAGTATTAGTTGCATATGATTTCATTCCTCAAAATGATAATTTAAAAATATTAGAATTGAATACTCATATTGGAATTTATAAAGAATACATTCCATATTTTAATTTTGATACATTGGTAGATTTCTTCGTTCAAAATAAATATAATAAAGTTATTGCCTTGGTTAGCAAAATGTATGACATTCCAGTAAAAGATAAAGAAAATCCTTCAACTGATTTTATGTCTATATTAGAAGATAAATTAAAAACTTTTAATATTGGGTTGGAAGTGACTCAAGATAATTCAACTATCAATTTTGATAATGATACATTTTTATTACGATTTTCGTTTGATCCAGAGTCTAAAATTGATGGATTTGCCGCAAATAAAAAATCATTTTTGACCTTCTTAAAGGAAAATGAACTCAGTAGATTAACAATCGATAATACAGTATTCCTAAATGATATTTTCCCAAACTATGTGATTAAAAATTCCACAATTGATAGAACAATGGGATTGGAGTTCACCGATACATATAAAAGTGAGTTGAATAAAAATCAATATTTAGAAAATTTTATAGTTTCAGACCAATTTGATGAATTTGAGAATTATAATATAGAGTTACGTGGACTCTCATTAATAACACCCACCACCGCTATCCCACTTAATACTGAACCATTCGTTAGTGCTAAATTTTATGAGAAGATATCGGAAACTGAATATCAACAGTATGATACATATGGGAATAGTTTTCTAAAAGATACTGATATATTATTATCCGATGGTTCTACTAAAAAAATACAAAATATTTTACCAGGGGATAAATTGTTGAGTTATGATATAAAATCACTACAGAAAAATAAAGTTTGGAAGAAGTGGGTTTCTGATCAAATTAATTTATCAACCGTAAAACAGTTGGAATCTACGGCTCGTGGAGTGGTGGGGAAAATGACTTATGGGTATGTTGTTATTAATGGGAATCGTTTTACGAAAAGTGCAAATTTATGTGTATTACATAAGAATTCTTGGAAATTTAAACCAGCATCAGAGATTGAAGTTGGGGATGTCATTTTAAAGAATAATTATGAGATTGAAGAAATTCGTGATGTAGAGGTTGTTAATGAGGCAGCCAAAACGTATGGAATTGATGTAAATAATTATGATAATTATTTTGGAAATAATTATTTTGTTCATAACGTGAGTCTGGGAGCATGGTGTTTTATTGCAGGTACTAAGGTAACTATGCATGATGGTGAAGAAAAAAATATAGAAGATGTAGTTGTGGGGGACGTGGTAAAATCGTGGAATGAAAAAACTGAAAAAATTGAAGAATCTACCGTTAAATCGTTAATTCAACCATTACATGATGATATTGTGAGAATATCATTTTCAGACAACACTTCGGTCACCAATACCTTTGATCATCCACATTATGTTAAAAATGTTGGGTGGTGTTCGTTTAAACCACATTTGACATTATCTAGATATGATATGCCTGTAGACAAATTGAAAATCGGTGATACTATTTTTAAATTGAATGGTGATGACTTAGTAGAAGAAACCATCACTGAAATAAATGTAATTTCACCGAAAGTTGAGAAATCAATAAACGAGAAAACAGGTGAACTTGAAGTTAAAAAAGAAGAATTCCAGACTTATATTTTTTCTCTAGACAAAAACTTTACATTTTTTGCAAATGGAGTATTAACCCATAATAAGAGTGGGGGTGCATACATTTGGGCGATGGGCGGTAGATCGAGTGCACAATCGAATGGTTCCAGAACCAACACGATTCAATATTTTGATGGGGATAATGGTGCAACAAACGCTACCGATGCATCGGATTTGGCACAATCAATAGCATTTACCACTGGAGTGTGTGGTGCAAGTTATAAATTTACTCTTGGTGGATATAACGGCGGTAATACTAATGCTATTCAATATTCTACTGCCACTACGGTATCTGGTAATGCATCAGATGGTGGAGATTTAACGGTGTCTAGACGGGCGTCTATGTCTGGACAAGGAGCTACGTATGGATTTTGTTTTTGTGGATCTCCACCCACAAATGTAATCGATTATATCAATATGGGGAGTACAACTGGTAATGCATCGGATGCCGGGGATTATCCCTGGGCACTTAGGGATCCTGCCGGAATGGGAAATAGTCGAGATAGTGGTTATTCATTCGGTGCCGGTGGAAGGGCAAGTTCAGGACATGAAGTGAACTATATTACACACTGTAACGTTTCATCAGCCGGTAGCGCAGCAGCATCGGATAGGGGAGATTTAACCACAGGCCGGTATGCGAATGGCGATGGTGGGGGTGGTGGAACTACATATATTTTTCACGCTGGTGGATTCAAATCCTCGACTAGTCAAACACAAAACGTCACGGATTATATATCAGATACCACTTCAACTGCAAATGCATCGGATAAGGGTGATTTAACTGTGGGGAGATATTATCTCTCAGGTGGTTCAGGTGATAACGGTTATACACATTTTATGGGTGGATATAACAATAATACCGTAAGTAACTATAATATAATAGAATACACCAACAACACAACCACTTCCGGAAATGGTTCAGATAAAGGTGATTTAATTGGCAATCGAAGTGGTCATGGGGTGTCAGAATCCGAAACTGGATATAATTGATTAAATAAATAAAGGTAACAATAATAATGAAGAAAAAATATGATATTACTAAATTGGAGGAAATTCGAGAATCCCATCAAGGACAAATGGAAGATTTATATTCACAGTTTATAGAGATGGGACAGTTGAAATCGGATTTCGATGTGGAGAAATTCACAGTAATGAAAGAGGGACAGTTCATAGCACATAATTTCCATTTTATGATGCGACAGTATGTATTCTCTCTGAGTGAATCAATTAGATTTTGTACTGACATAGAGGAATCGAGTAGACTTATAAAAGAATATGAAGAGGCATTGGAACGGGGAGAGAAAAAAATAACAATTCGTACTGGTGCTAACGGTGAGTTTGAAGAAAAATTTACAGATTTATGGATATTAACTTTAAAAAACAAAAGATTTCTTGATGAGGTTGCACTTCAAAATAAATTATCTATGTGTAATAATTTTGAAAAAATGAGAGTCAAATTGATAGAAATGAATGATGGGATCGTCCCAACTAATGAACAATATCAGGAAGAAATGCCCAAATATTGGAAATGGAATATAGAAAATCAGGCACTATGGGAGGCCAAATCTAGAATTACTGGAATCTCTAAGAGTGTTTGGGAAACTATTCAACATATTGAAGAAAGGCCCGTTTTGAATGAAAAATTTCAAGTTTCGATGTTGAATGAGAGTGGATTACTTGATATTGATAGAATAGCACTTGAGGCCGAACAATTAAAAGGTTTACGAGAAGGTTTGATTGGATTAAATAGTGGATTATATGGTAAAACAGAAGATTTGTTAGAGAATCCGTCGGAAAATAAAAAACAATTAAAAAATGGAATTAAATAGGAGATCACAATGGCAACTGTAATTGTAAAATATGAACTTCAAGATGGTTCTACCATACCATCATATGTAATAGATGGTGGATATTTCCCATCGGGGTCTTTTTTATATGGAAGTGCACTTGATACAGATGTGCCGGGTGATGCTGTGGTAGTTTCAAGTGATGATTTCAAGGCCCACGTGACCAGTAGTGATATTACATATCCTGGAGAGGATCCAGTAGAATTTACTTCGGCAGAAAAACTAACTGTCGCGAATGATTGGATATCGGATAAGTTATAATTTTAAATTTAATTATTAATAATAATTAAATCCACATTCATTTAAATTAAAAATTTCACACATATTACTGTGAAATTAATATTGTTATACTTAAAAAATAATTATAGTATTTGGATAGTTAATATACTATTTATTTAAAAGGTTTCAATTCATGAAATTAAAATCACTATTTGATCACATAAATCATATTACGTCAAAACAGACCAAAGGTTATTGGGATTCTCTAAACGATAGAGAGAAGAAACAATGGTCTAATTATATGATTAACCGTTTTCTATCTATGAAGATGGAGTGGACTGATTTTGTTAATGAAATACAGAAATTAAAGCTTGACTCGTACCAACTTTATGTTGTATATTCCAGTATATTACCGAAGGGTAAGCAGTATTTAAAATATATTAAGAAGAAAAAAGGAACTATTTATAGTAAACAAGTTATTCAGACATTCTCAGAATATTTTCAAATAAGTCAGTCAGAATCAGAAGATTATTTAAATCTATTATCAAAAAAACAAATTAGAGAGTTAGTTTCAAAGTATGGTTATGCCAATAAAGAATTAAAACAAATGGGATTATAAAATGAAAGTTATTAAAGAGTCAAGTACAAAAAAAGGTGTGTCGTTAGAAGAAACATATGGTAATGCTAATGGTGATAAGTCAGTTGTTACTTTGATGGAAGAAGAATGGCCTGAAATGACCAATGAGTTTAAGAAGATACAAAAAGAACAATATGAATTGTTTTTACATAAACAACACGATTATGGTCCAGGTAATATTTCAGTCGGTACACAACTACAAACACCAGAAGAAGTAAGATTATCCCTAATCGGTCTTTTTTTCAGGATGAATGACAAAATACAACGAGTTAAAACATTACTGTTGAATAACAGAAAGTCAGCTGTAAAAGACGAACCTATTGAAGATGCCTATCTCGATGTTAGTAACTATGGTATTATGGCAACAATAGTAAATCGTGGTAAGTGGGGTAAGTAATTTGTCTGGAAAATTAAAAGTTAGTTATTCTCAATATTCTATGTGGTCACAATGTCCACATAGATGGAAATTAAATTATATTGATAGATTATCTACCTTTACGGATAGTATTCATACAATGTTTGGAACAAGTATGCATGAAATTATGCAGATTTGGGTTAAGACTATTTATGAAGTATCAGCTAAAGCGGCTAATGAATTAGATTTGAATACTATGTTGTTGTCTAAAATGAAAAAGTTATATGCCGAAATTATGGAAGTAGATGGAGCAGAACATTTCACTACTCCCGAAGAATTAACAGAGTTTTGGAAAGATGGTGTCGCTATTTTAGATTTTCTTAAAAAACGTAGAGGTGATTATTTTTCTAAAAAAGGATGGGTTTTACGGGGTATAGAGACAGAATTAAATTATCCACTTACAGATTTAATTGGGTTTAGGGGGTTTGTTGATTTGATCCTTGAGAATAAAATAACTGGGAAGATAAAAATTATAGATATTAAAACTTCCACAATGGGTTGGAATAAGTGGATGAAAACAGATAAGAAAAAAACAGACCAATTATTATTATACAAACAGTTTTATTCTAAACAATTTGATACACCAATGGACAAAATTGATGTAGAATATTTTATTGTTAAAAGAAAATTATATGAAAATGTGGATTGGCCGCAGAAAAGAGTTCAATCTTTTGTTCCGGCTAATGGAACACCGTCTATAAATAAAGTTGTAAAAAATTTGAGTGATTTCTTGGATGATGGATTTGATGGTGGAGAGCATAAACATAAGGATTATTTAAAAAATGCAAGTAAAAAAACTTGTAGATTTTGTGAATTCAATCAAACTGAGTATTGCGATGAAGGGATAAAATAATGAATAGAATGAGAGTAACTCTAAGGTTTTATTTACCAGATTTTATAGAAAATTTAAATACTAATATAGAACAGTTAGAAAAAATATATAAAAAAAGTTTGGCACCCATAACTTTATATTTGTGGTATGATACTGACGATAAGAAAGATTTGGGACAGTTAAAGGAGTTTATTAAAAATTGGGAATCTAGACAACATTTTAGAACGGTTATTAGAACATCTTTCGTAAATTCACCAAAGGATTTTATTTGGTTTGATATAATCCCATATACTTATGAGAATAAAACAGGCTATAATAGTAGATTTTCATATTCTTATATTGATAAATCTAAAATAGTGGACGGTATTAAACATTTTGATGAAATTTTAAGTTTTACAACTGGACCCAAACCTAAAAAAATACAAAAAAGGACAGACCATAATTATAATGAAAGTGGCGATAGTAGGTAGTCGTAAGTACGATAATAAACTAAAAATAAAAGAATTTATTTTTCAATGTAAAGAACAGTTTGGTGATAAATTGGAAATTGTTAGTGGTGGATGTAAATATGGAGCAGATAAATTTGCTAAACAGGTATCAATGGAGTTGGATTTAAGATATGTTGAATTTCCACCAGCACATTTTCCACATAACCAATTTTGTATCAGGGAAGCATTTAATTATGGTAAACCATATGCAGTATGGAATTACTTTAAAAGGAATAAAGAGATAGCAAATTATAGTGATATGGTTGTAGGTTTTATACCAGAGGGAGTTGAATCAAATGGAACTCGTAATACACTAAATCACGCTGAAAACTTTAATAAAAAGGTTATTATTATAAATTAAGTATATATTTATTATATATATGTATATATGGAATAAGAGATTATGTTATGAACGAAGATTTAAAATTAACATCAGTAAAGATTCTAACAAGCCTTCATAAGAGATTTAAAAGGTTTTGTTTAGAAGATGAGTTTACTCTTCAAAAACTTGTTAATAGATCATTGGATTTATATACAACGGATGGAGAGTTTAAAAAGAAAATTGATGAATATCAAGAATTGGAACATTCGGGAAGTATGTTATGAATAAAAAGAAAATATTACTACTCTCAGACGATTTACGAATGTCGAGTGGAGTAGGTACAGTTTCGAAGGAATTTGTATTAGGTACAATTAATCATTACGATTGGGTACAGATAGGTGGAGCTATTAAACATCCAGAAACAGGTAAAGTGTTTGATATGCGGGATGATATAAGACAAGTAAGTCCTGAAATTGAAGATCCATATTTGATGATTTATCCATGTGACGGATATGGAGACCAAGAGTTGTTGAGAGCAGTAATGCGAAAAGAAAAACCAGACGCAATTCTACACTATACAGATCCAAGATTTTGGACTTGGTTATATTCTATGGAGCATGAAATTCGGTCACAGATACCGATTTTTTATTATAATATATGGGATGATTTACCTTATCCAATGTGGAATGAACCATATTATGAATCGTGTGATTTGATTATGAATATATCTAAACAAACTGTAAATATTGTTAATAATGTTTGGCATCAAGAACCACCTGAAGATTGGCAAGTAACTTATGTTCCACATGGAATAAATCAAGATGTTTTTAAACCTTTACCTAGAGATGACAAAGGTTATCAAAATTTTATGAAAGAAAGTAAACATCCAGTTGAAGATTTTGAATTTGTAGTATTTTTTAACGCTAGAAATATTCGTAGAAAATTACCAGGTGATGTAATACTATCATTTAGTACATTTGTAGATATGCTTCCAGAAGAAAAAAGAAATAAATGTTTATTGTTAATGCATACAAATCCAATTGATGAAAATGGAACTGACTTGATGGCGGTAGCAGATGCAGTAGCACCTGGAAAAAATGTTAAATTTTCAACGGAAAAACTAACTCCAGAATGTTTAAATTATTTATATAATTTTGCAGATGTTACTATTAATCTGGCTTCCAACGAAGGATTTGGACTAGGAACAGCAGAATCAGTAATGGCGGGTACTCCAATGACAGTAAATGTTACTGGTGGAATGCAAGATCAATGTGGATTTAGACTTGATGGTAAATTATTGACAGCAGAAGATTATACAGATATACATTCTTTACACGATGCAAAGAAGTGGAAAGATAATCCAAGACTTACTCACGGAAGTTGGACAAAACCAGTATGGCCTTCTAATCGTTCACTACAAGGTTCAGTACCAACACCATATATTTTTGATGATAGACCAAGTTTTGAAGATGCAGCAGAAAAATTATATGAATGGTATCAGACACCAAAAGAAGATAGAGATAAGTTTGGTTTGGAAGGTAGAGAGTGGATGTTGAGAGAAGATACTTGTCTTTCAGCTAAGAGAATGAGTGAGAGATTCATAGAAGATATGGATACTGCATTTGAGAAATGGACACCAAGAAAACAATTTAAGTTATATGAGGCGTAAATGAGTGATTATAATGGTTTTAGTTTTGATTTAGAAGGTAATGGTAAGAAAATAACTAAAGATAGAGTAGATAAAGTTCTTGAATTTACAGATGGTTCTAATGAATGGAATATAATAGAGGAAGTATTAGAGGTTGAAGATGGTAATATTATTCTTATGGGGGATAATGAATACCCGTGGAGATATAATTATGCCGATGAAGTGTTACATCTTATGATAACATTACAAGAAGAATTAGATTTTACTTTCAAGGGAGAGTTTGTGTGGATGTCAGACGATTATCAAAATAGTTATACAAATACATATACATTTGATGGAAGTGGAGATTATGACGAAGAATTTGAAGAGGAAGAGCATGAGTGGTACGAAGATGAGTAAACCAGTATGTTTAGTTACAGCACCAGTAGGTACAAGAAGTGGGTATGGGGCACATTCCAGAGATA